AAATCTTTAAACCTGATGGTAGTTTAGCTGATGAGATGGCTGACTTCAGTAGAAGAGAAGCTACACTTACTCAAGACTTAACTGGATTTAGTAAGAACTTAGCTAAAGCATTTGATGAAGCACCATGGGCTAGACCTTTCTTCTTATTTGCTAGAACTGGTATCAACGGATTAGCACTTACTGCTAAACATACTCCCGGTTTTAACTTCTTTGTTAAAGAATTTAACATGATAGCTAAAGCTAAACCCGGAGATGATCTTGCTGACTTACTACAGTATGGAATTAAGACCCCCCAGGATTTGATGAATGCTAAAGCTATCCAGAATGGTAGACTAGCAATGGGTTCTGCTGCTATAAGTATGGCATCTATGGCATATCTTAGTGGTGGTTTACATGGTAATGGACCAACAGATAGAAAACAAAGACAAGCATGGTTAGACATGGGATGGAAACCAAGAACTATAAAACTTGGTGACGTCTGGGTTAACTATGATGCTTTTGAACCTTACAACCAAATACTTGCTTTAGTAGGAGATATAGGAGATCACCAACAATTAATGGGTGAAGAATGGGCAGAAGATAGGTTATTAAAATTAGCTATGGCAATGGGAAGTACAGTTACAAGTAAATCCTATCTAGCTGGTATGCAATCTTTTGTAGATTTATTTTCCGGTCAACCCGGACAATCTAACAGAATCATTGCTTCTCTAATGAATAACACAGTACCTTTGTCTGGTCTTAGAAATGAGATAGGTAAAGTACTAACACCATATACAAGAGAGCTAGGTTCTGATTTACAAAGTTCTATAAGAAACAGAAACTTAATAACTGAAAACATATCAATGGATCCACTACCTATTAAATATGATATATTAACTGGTAAACCTATTAAAGACCATGATTTTGTTACTCGTATGTTTAATGCGTTTTCACCAATCAACTTTAATTTAGATTACTCAGAAGGTAGAGAAATGTTATTTAATAGTGGATACGATATGAGAACTTCTACATACTCAGCTCCAGACGGAACAGATCTATCTGACAGTCCTAAAGTCAGATCTATGTTCCAGAAAGCAATAGGAGAGCAAAACTTACTAGCTAAGTTTGATAAGCTGGCTAAATCAGAAAGTATACAAGTATCTATTGCAGAGATGAATTGGCACCGTAAAAATGGTATGTCTGATGTTGAACCAAAATCATTCCCCCACTACAAGCGAATTGCGAAAGAGTTTGACCGAGCTAAGAAACGAGCTTGGGCAAGCCTTAAAAACGATAACGACGTCCAAAAGTTGCTTATCGAAGAAAGAAATCAGAAATTAAAAAATAGAAAAGCAAACAAAGGCACAATAGACAAGATCTTAGAAATGCCTAAATAATCCACCCGTCAAATTATCCCTTAGATAAATGGCGACAAAAACTGAAGAATTTTTAACAGGAACTGGTACTACTATCAGTTTTACAACTCAATACATAAATGAATCTGACATTAAAGTCAGAGTTGACGGAGGTTCGCCTTTAACCTTTATAGGTACTACTGGCACTCCAACAACAGGACAATATAAAATAGCTGCTAATAGCACAACCATTACTTTTGGTGATAATCAAAACGGAAATAGTCTACACATATATAGTGAGACAGATGTAAGTGGACCTACAGTAAGTTTTACTGCCGGTTCATCTATAAAAGCTGCTGACTTACAATCAATAGAAACACTTGTAAGACATGGTATTAAAGAAAGTAGAAACGAAATAGTTACACATGATATTAGAGACGGACAAGTAACATCTGACAAGATTCTTGACGGAGCTATTGTCAATGCTGATATCAATGCAAGTGCAGCTATAGCACAGACTAAAATAGCAACAGGTACATTACCAAGTGGTATTCAAGTAGCCTCTGCTAATATAGTTGACGGAAGTATAGTTAATGATGATATAAGTAACAGTGCAAATATAAACGGAAGTAAAATAGCTGACGCTAGTATTCCAGTAGCAAAAATAGCTTCTGGTACTTTACCATCAAATACTAAAGTAGTTTCTGCAAACATAGAAGATGGGACTATAGTAAATGCTGACGTAAATTCTAGTGCAGCAATAGCCGGAACTAAGATCTCACCTGATTTTGGTTCACAAAATATAGCAACAACTGGAACTGTAGACGGAAGAAATGTATCCGTAGATGGTACAAAACTGGACACTATAGAAACCAACGCTAAAGATGACCAGACAGCAGCAGAAATAAAAACTCTGTATGAATCAAACGCTAACTCTAATGAGTTTAGTGATGCTGAACAGACTAAATTAGCTGGCATTGAAACTGCTGCTACAGCCGATCAAACTAATGCAGAGATTAAAACTGCATACGAAGCAAACGCTGACACTAACGAATATAGTGATGCAGAGCAAAGCAAGTTAGCTGGTATAGAAACAGCAGCAACAACTGACCAGACTGCTAGTGAAATAAAAACACTACTACAATCTGATAAGCTTGAGCTATCTGAGATGAATACCACATCTTTAGATAGTAGATACTACACAGAGACAGAAGCTGAAGCTAAGTTTCTAAGACAAGACTCTAGTGAAACTATTGCTAGTGGTGTTACATGGTCTAACTCTGACGCATTTGTAGCTACTACTGCTGCTATTAACGCACGTATAGTTGACCTTATAGATGATGTTGGTGGTTTTACAGCTATAACAAGTGAGCAGCACTTTCCTAATACTAACCCACAAGGTAGTACAGGACAGGCAGCTATCTTAAGTATTCAAGCTGCATCTACTACACTGACACCTAGCGGTACAACAGTTACAATATCTAATGGTAATTTAGCTGACAATGCTAACATTACTATTACTGGCGTGTCTGCTGCTATACCTACAGGATTTGGGTTTTTAGTAGAATCAACCAGTACCTTGCATACTTACAGCTTTCACAGGCTTGTACCCAAGGCTACAGAGGTTACAACAGTTGCAACAAACATAACTAATATTGTGGCAGCCGGTACAAACGTAGCTGACATTAATAACTTTGCTGACCTATATCAAATAGCAGGCAGTGCTCCTTCACAAAGAGCAGACGGTAGTTCGTTAACAGTTGGTGACTTATGGTTTGATAATAGTAACGATAACTTGACTGTATGGAATGGTAGTGCTTTTGCTACTATTACACCTTCTCAGTCAGTGCTAGATGACGTAGCTATTGTATCTGGTGCTATAACATATAGTGAAGATTTAGGTCTTATTACATCTTCAGCAACTACAGGCAGCTCTAACGGCTCTCTTGATATAGTTGCAGATGCACTAGAAGACGAGATTACATTTACGGTTACTGCTGCTACTGGTAAATTTATTATTGATGGTGTAGACAAGCCTGCATTAACACTATACAAAGGCTGGACATATACATTTGATTTAAGTGATGCATCAAACGCAACACACCCTTTCCGCTTCTCAAGCGGTGGTAGTGCTTATAATACTAATGTTACTGTTACTGGCACTCAAGGACAGGCTGGTGCAAAAATAGCAATTAAGATACCAGAATCACAACCTACAAGTTTTATATATTATTGTACTGCTCATAGTGGTATGGGTAATAGCATTACTGTTAAAGATGATCCTATTAAGACAGTATCTGACAGCGTCGCTAGTGTCAACACTACGGCTGGTTCTATTACTAATGTAAATACAGTAGCTGGTTCTATTAGTAATGTAAATACAGTAGGAAGTAATATAACTAACGTAAACACTTTTGTAAATACTTACTTTATTTCAGCTAATGCACCCGGGTCTCCTACTAATGGTGATCTATGGTACGACTCAACTAATAATGTACTTAAAAACTACAACGGATCTGCATGGTTAGGTATTACATCTAACTCAGGTATAGCAAGTCTTGCAGATGATTCTACACCACAACTAGGCGGAGCTCTAGACGGACAAAATAACAACATGTCTAACATCGGTACTATAGATGGTACTAACTTACAACTTGACTTCGGATCAATAGCATAATGGCAAAATTATTAAAACTAAGACGTGGAACTACCACGCAACATGGTAGCTTTACTGGAGCCGAAGGTGAAGTTACTGTAGATACAGACAAAGAAACACTTGTCGTACATGACGGCTCAACGGCTGGTGGTCATCCAGTAGCAGCAGAAGATATGGCTAACGTATCTTCTTCAGCTATCGCTGGTAGACTATCCAACGACTCTCTAGCAACATCTAAACTTGCTGCTGGATCTTTACCTTCAGACGTAACCGTAGCTAGTGCAAACTTAGTAGACGGAACTATCGTGGCTGGTGATATTGGGACTGACCAGATTAATAATACTCATATAGCTGACAATGCAGTCCAAAGACCAATGATAG